CACCAACTCCATAAGGCGTTACTGTTCCAAAACAGTTACACTCAATACACATTATTTCCTCCTTTGGGATATAACTTTTATATCTCCACCGACACTTATGTTGTATTCGGCAGAAATCTTGATTGCTCTACGCGCTGCAAACTCAGCGCTTTTTATAGAGGTTTTACTAAAACCTGTTGCTAGTGCACCAAGGGCTAAGTTGCCACCACTACCAACAGCATATAAACCACGGTCATCTCTTGACCACAGGTAATCATGGTCTACTTCATAGATGGTTCCGTTTAAACATATCAAAGCATCAAAGCCTGCATCTTTATCATCTTTGCTGGCACCGTGGTAGCCATTGTCTGACATTACTTCTCTTAGAGAAGGCAGTACTTTGTTCTGCATAAAATCATCTATATGCATTGACTTAACTAACTTAGGTGGATTCCACATAAAGTTTGCTATATTGCCAGCGATTGCATCTCCAGCAAAAGCAATTATGTAGTCGCCTTTTCTAACAACCTTGTCTTGTCCCTTGGCGTAATAAGGTTTATCATCGTAGGTTGTCATAGAATCTGCAGCAATTAGCGCCCAATCTTTGCCCTGTATACCTACAATGGCTGTCATTATTACCCCTTAAAACTCCTCGTACTTGCATCAAATGCTTTACCAGCCTGCTCGGAAATCTGAACAGCCTCGTTAACTTTTTTCATTGAGGTTCCAGCAGGTTGAATACCTTGCGCTCTAGCGCTTCTATATGCCTCAAGTTCTTTATCCCACTTACGAGTTGATACTCTTAGGTTAGAGTTAGCATCACCAGCAGATACTTGCAGTGTTCCAACCTTGCAGCCGAAACAACCTTCTACGAACTCTGGGTGCTTTTGTTGTCTGTGTAAACTCATGCTGTTGTTATGTATGCTCCGTAGCCTTGTGCTACTAAAGCATCTCTCGTTGCTTGGTTAATAAGATTAATTGTTCCACCCATATAAAACTCCTCAGCACTCAGTATTTGAGTCTGGCTTGGATACCTATAGGAAGAGTATACACCGTTTAAACGAAGCACAGTAATACCACGAGGCAGTTTATAGCGGTCAAACAATGGTGGTCCACCCGCAGGTGTTTCCTCTATTGTTGGTGTGGTGAAGTAATAGTTTGTCATAGTCCTCCTAATGGACTCACCATCAGGCAGAATTGCTTCTGCCCGACAGTCAATCAACTAGAGAGCAGCGATTGTAGAACCAGTTTCAATGCGATATAGAGCCTCTTCGCGGTAGCGGTTCCATCCAAGGACACCGTACCAACCGATTGGGCGGAAACGCATCAACTTATCTGTGATAGGTCCGATAACAACATTTGGCTCTTGAGCAACTGCTTCAGCCAATGCTTGCTTACCGCAAACAAGTGTGCTGAATACGCGAGTTACTGGAGTTACTGTTACAACAGTTGTTGCTGTAACTGCAGCAGTGTTTGCTGTGTCTACAGTAATTGTTGTTGTTGAACCTGATGTTGAGATTGCAGTAATCTTGGCACTTGAAGCGATACCTGTTCCTGAAATCTTGTCGCCAACCTCAGCGCGAGTTGCGATAACTGCAGACGAAGCAACACCAAAGGTGAAGCCTGCTGAAGTACCTGCAACAGTTACTGCTGTTGTGGCAAGAGCGGTCTGGTCTGCGCCTGACTTAGCAGAGTACATACGAGGGTTTTCAATGAAGAAAGCACCTTCGTAAGTTCCGATGGAACCTGCGAACAAGTTTCCAAGGGATGCATCTGTGTGTGCGTGAGTATCACGCCAGCCGACAGAACCTGATTCTGCACGGAGGTCGTGTGATACTTCTGGGTGAATACCTACCCAGTATAGGCTTCCTGCACGAGGAACAGCCTTGTTTGAACGCAACTTAGCAACAACCTTACGGATTGATGCTGAGTCAATGTCATCTGAAGCAGTGATTGTTGCTGTGCTTGTGCGTGTTCCACCGTAAACAACATTGGTTCCTTGGCGTAGTGTGTTTTGCGCTACGATGTCAAGTGAGTCAGCCATGTTGTAAGCGATGATGTCTGCAACAGCAGGGTCAACATCAGATAGTGAGAACAACTGTAGTTTGCGTGTTACAAGTGAAGCGTTACCGTATTCGTTAAGAGTAACTGAAACGGTATCAACATCACTTAGTGCAACTGCATCTGGGTCAGTTGTTTCTCCGAGTGTAGAAGTAGCAGCAGCCAAATCGTTGTAAAGTGAGAATACAACGGATGACCCTGGCATAGCCTGTTGTACAGGCTTCTTATCGGCTACAGCACGAATCATTGGCTGTGCACGAAGAGCAAATTCCACATAACGGTCATAAGCGGTCTTTACTAGACCACCTAGAGCCGATACATCGGTATATGCATTAGGCATTAGGGTTCACCTCCTGGTGAATTGGTTGATATTAAATGGATTAATTTAAACCAAGGAGTATGTCTAAGTCCTCTTTAGATTTAGCAGAAGCAATCTTTGCAAAAGCATCTTCGTCAATATCTGGCGGAGTGCCAGTTGCGACCATGTTATTGATTCTTGCTTGCGCTTTAATCTCTGGACTTTTTTCTGCAGGCTTTTCTTCAGTTGGGGCTTGGATTCCAAATACATCACCGTATTCATTTACCCAATTATTAATAGCCTCTTCAGAGGTATCAATATCTTGTGGTATAAATGCAGCAATCTTTGGGTTTAATCCCTTAGCCTGTAGTACATCCTTGACAGTACGCTGACGAGTCTGAGTCTTAAGACCTGCCAACTCCTGTTCTAGTTCTTTTGCACGCTTTTCAAGTGTGCGGTTGACTTTGCGGAGTTGACCAACAACATCAGTTGTTGTGTCGTTATCTTCATCGTCATCGTAGTAATTGGTAGCCATCTACCTTCTCCCTTTTCTGTTAGTTGTATTCGCAATCCTCGTATAAGTTCGGGGAAACTATTACGGCTATTGCTACCAGACTTTTACGCCCCCCTGGGCTGGTTGGTCAGGGTGGGGATTCTTATATGCTTACTTGAGATGCAAGACTTGAACCAGTTACTCCACCACGGGAGCGGAAGCGGGAAACTTCACGCTGCGCTCTTTGTTGTGAAGCAAGTAAAGCCTCTGTGCTGCCTTCAAGGACTACATCAAGTGCTTCTTGTTCATTGTATGTCATGCCTTCAATTTGGCTTAAGCGTTGTTGTTCTTTACGCAGTAAGCCTGCTTGCTCAATCTTTGTTTTCATTTGAGCCTCGGTCAATTTTGCATAAGGTTCAGTAGCAACAATGTTCTCTGCAGAAGCAGCACTGATGCCAGGCATATTAAATCCAGCAGCACGACCTAGACCTACAAAGGTTGCAGCCTTAGCCTGCTTTTGAATTAATGATAAAGCCTTGTCTGCATCAAGAACATAGGCTGTTAAATCACCTTCACCTACAGCATAAAAATCTAATAGTTGTTGCTTAACCTCTGGATTAAGACTACGAGCCAAATCTTGACCTACCTGTAGGCGGTCTTGATATTCCTTGGCTGATACTTGCTTAGCAATTAAATTACCAAAATCTTCTGGTCCATCATAAAAACCTTTTGGTAAGTCAAAAAATCTAGCAGTTTGCATCATTGCGTTTTCAATTCTTGTGTATTCATCCTCGCTAATAACGCGACCTGATTTACGCAAAGGGTCCATACCAGGAAAGCGAGTTTTATATGCGGGTTGGTCATAAAGACCAAGCAGAATCATTTCTTCTGAAGTGTCTTTTAGAATCTCTGCATCAATATAAGAAGCAAGTCCTTGCAAGTTGTAACTTGCTAACATGGCAGTTAACTTATCTTTAGCCTTAGTACGAGTAGCAATAATTGCCGCTTCTTTTTCGGCTGCTGCTTGTTTTGTCAAGGCATCGTATTTAGCCTGTTGGGTAGCAAGTGCATCTGTTACAGCCTTTTGAACATCGGCTTGAGTAACTAACCCACCACCAGCACTTGGAGTTCCAGCAGGTCCACCAGTCCCACTTAAGGGTGTAGCACCACCGCCTGTAGAACCACCAATTCCAAACTGTCCATACTGGGAGGATATTCTTCTAGTAGCCTCATCTCTTGGAACACCTTGAGATATTAGTTCTTCAATTTGTTTTGTTTGTAAGATTCTAGCCATAGATGGTGTATCAATAGTTCCATCTGATTTGGTTACTGACTTATATTCTGCAGCACTTAATTGTCCAGATATAGGTGTGTCGTTAAAATAACCTTGAGCGTTAATACCACCACGAGATTCAATATACTCTTTGGTATAACCAATCGCCATTGCTTCTTTTTCTTTTGCAGCAGTGCGTTGGGTACCAGTAATAGTTAAACCCGATATTGGAGAAACCATACCTACGCTTAACGCAGCAGGTGGTTTAGCCGTTCCTATATTTATGGCATCTTTATAGGTAACGCCATTAATAGTAACATCTCCTCTAGTCGCACCAAAAAATGGGTCGTTAGTAGCAGGTGCACTTTTAGGTAATTCCTGAAAAGCACCACCTGCTTGACCAAATGGAGTACCAGTATTAACAGTTTTACTTGCAGCAGAATCTGAGATGCCACGCATGGCTCTAATTTTATCGCGTTCGTCAACCATTATTTTATGTACTGCATCCTTCTAAGCATGTTTGCTCCTAGTCCTTCATAGGTACGGGTAGCGTTTTCTGTGTACTGCCAACGCTCATCTTGCTTAATAAGTTTTTCTGCATCCCATGCAGGGCGTTGCACAACCTTGCCAGTCTTTTCATCTACTACTGTAAAGATTTTTCCATCTTTCCATAAAGGGTCAGTCCAATCTAAACTGTCCTCATCTACTTCAAGTAAGTCAGCCCACTTCTTACGCTGTAGTGAAGTGACATCCCAAAGGGTGCGACCAGCAGCAAAGTCATCTGAAAAGAACGGATAGAGTAAAGCCTGTTGGTCAGCAATTTCTTTTTTAATTGCCTCTGGTGTTGTTTTAACTCTCAAACCTTGAGGTGTTACTGTTCCAATAAGTCTGTTTAAATAATTATTGGCAGTTGTTTGACTTACATCTACACCCATTAGTTTACCATAAGAGCGTATGTCATCTATCTTAGATTGATATAATCCACCGCTTGCTTTTGAAACCATGCTGGCATTGCCAATAATTGTGTTTTCAATGTATTCTGCATCCCAACCATTTAGGAAAGATGTTTCAGCAAGACCGCTTAAATAATCAGCAACCGTAGGGTCAGAGGCGTTAATACCCATACCATTGGCAATACCAGATACAGTAACCTTGTACTGATTTATTTTATCTTGGTACCACTTTTCGCCATACTTTTGTCTACCTACAAGATTGGCAGCAACTGTTGGACCCTTGCTTAGATACCAGTCACTGCTGGTAATCATATCTGCAATGGCATCTGCGTTGTAAATAAACTCACCAGTTGTTGGGTTTCTTACAGCATCATAGATAGCCTTTAACTGTGGCTCGTTCTTAAGTAGGTTAACAATCCATGTTGCTACTGGAGGATT